TAGACATTATAGATTCCAATTTGCACGGTTACTACCCAGCGATTTAATCCATCCGTTATATGAACCATTCCTATGCATACCAGCCGACAACAACATAGGATTATGACTGGTGGGTGTTGTGGCGTTTTTCAACGCCAAAGCAACACCCTCATCAAAAGAACCCTTATACATTTGAGCCATTGTGGAATCTTCCAACTGTTGATAAACACGACTACAAGCATAATAAACCAAAGCAAAATGTAAACTAGGAATAGCATCAACATCGCCACCTTCAGTTTGCCAATCAAAAGGTTCACGATAGCCACGACAAACCAACTCACGAGAATCATTAGGCGTAGGATACAAATGAATAGACCCACCCCACACAGCATAAAATAATGGGTTAGATGGCGAATCATAAGCGCCAATATAGGTTTGCTCAGCCATATCAAAACCAACCATACTTAGACGAACACCCGACTGGGTGTTATCCACAATGCTGGACACTTGACCCAAAGGCTCACCAGTTATGTTAGCAATCTCATAGGCACGAACATTAGCCTGAGTGTTGAAAGTAAACGAATACTCTAAAAACGACCAGCGTTTTTCCATATCCAAAATACGATAGTAACCATCACGGATATAAAGATTCAACAAAGAATCCGACAAATCCACCGCATCCAAATCCGTAATATCACGAACAGCCTGACGAATATCGGCTGCCGTCATAGTATTATACGCCATCAACAACCTCCGCCAACGCTACGGTTTCCTGCTTAGCCAAACGACGACCATGACCAGCACAATACTCAGAACCCTTGGTACGGAAACCCTCGCAAGAATCATTCTCAGCAGAACACTTATTGCCCCGACCCAAATAAGGACCAGACGGTGGAGCCAAACTAGAACCAGCCATTTGACCAGCAGGCAGCGTCCCATACACAGGAACACCATAAAGGGCATGGGAAGGAACAGAACCGATAATACTCATACCAATAAGGGTTTCGTTCTAATTACTTCTTTTTAAGAAGAAAATCAATCAAATTCTGTTGGGCAACCTTTTTCTGCTTAGGACTTTTAGCAGCATCCACAGCCTTGCGTAACTCACCAGCCTGAACAGACGGACCCTTTTTGAGGGCTGCTAACCGTTCAGCATCTTTGGCTTTACGAATAGCCTCACGCTCCGAATAAGTCAAAGCAGACTTAGGCACCTTTTGTCCACGCCCCATTAACTCCCTGTCGCCCTTAATAACACCCTTGGTCTTATCCGCCTCATAAGACCCCTTGGAGGGCTTAGGAGGGCGCATAGTAGCCTTGGAAGGGATTGCAACAATAGAACCCTGAACATCAACAGGCTTAGCATCGGTTTTAGGCTTGGACAACGGCTTTGACGGTTTAGGGTCTGTGCCACTAGCAATCTTTATAGACCGACGACCCTGACGCTCTGCTTCACGAATCTCGGCAGCAGTCTTGGGCAGAGTGCGACCTTTGAGCGACGGTGCCCGTGTAGGGCGAGGAGGGGTGGACATAACCTTTTTGGGTTTAGTAGGTCTTGGCGGTGCAGGTTCAGGTTTTACTGTACCAGTCGCTAACGGTTTACCAAGTTTTTTAGGTTTAACAGGTACGGGTGGTTTTACTTTAGGAAAAGCAGAAGAAGGAAAGTCAGCATATTTTGTAGCATTGGAAACATCTTCAAATTTGCGTAATGACTTAGGCATTGTAGCAACTTCACCAAGTTTATTAAGTATTTGTGGGGACCCAATTTTTCGGGCAGTCGGTGATTGGTTTTTCATGATTTTAGTAATCAGTTTTACCAAATCTTTAGGAATTGGAACTTTAACATTAGGTTTCTTAGCCATAATTATTTCTTCTTTATAGTAGGAGCAGAATCAACCGCTTTATTCAACACAGCAGAACCACCAAGAATTGCCGCACCCTTAACAGCACCACGAGCCAGTTTTGCCGACTTATAATACTTAGCGCCCTTAATGGCACTATTTACTACTTTGAAACCTTTACCATAAGGAATAAGCCAAAGACCAGTATTTTTTGCAACATCTTTATAACCCTTACTTGGGTCACCTAACTGCGATTTCATCGTACTTGTAACAGCCTTAACGCTTTTGTTTCCAGCCTTAGAAACAGTCTGTGCCGATTTGTTGCTAACGCTTTGAACTTGATTCAACCTTGCAGAAGCCATTGCCGAACCACCACGAGGTGCAGGTTTGTTAAACAACTTACTTGCAGCGTTAAGAATGTCTTTTAAGTCCTGTGGTTTTTTAGGTGGCACTAGCGGAAACCAGTACGGTCCTGATGTGCACGCAAAACTTTACGGGCTTCACGCTTAGCCTCAGGAGTTTTAGCATCAGCAACAGCCTTCTTCAAGTCAACATTCTTTTGACCATCAGTACGGGCACGCTTAGCCATGCCTTTTTCAATACCAGTAGATTCTTTACCAGCAGCCTTAGCAGCATCCTTACCGACATATTTAACCTTGCCAGTAGTGGATTCATAACGACCAGTGGCTCTTTTGCCCATAACTTCACCACGACCAATTTGCTTACCATAAGAAGAAACAATCTTGTCGTCTTTTGCTTTCTGAACAAAAGCAGCAGACAACTTGGTATTTTCCTTGCCAGCCTTAGCGTTTTTCTTTGCACCAGACGCTGCTGATTTGTTTACGCTACCATCCCAATTTTTGCCTTGGGACTTCATGCTTTTCATGTGCTTTTCAGCCATAGCAGTAGTCATACCTGCTTGCTGCCTCTTTTGATTACTACGACCCAACTGGACACGCAGTTTCTCACCCTTGGCAGCAGCATTGTCAATAGCAGTACGGGCAGGATTGCCTTTTGGCTGTTGGAATCCAGCCTTGTTCTGCAACTTTTGCGTTACCCTCTTAGCCTGTTCTTTTTTAACAAGTCCCTTAGCACCCGAAAGCGCCTTAGAGATTATACGACTCAAATCATCACCGATAGGTGCGAGTCCGATTGCTGGTTTCTTAGCCATAATGTTTTGTCCTAGCCTAGATTATTATAATATTTATGTGAACAAGACAATGGGGGGACACACAATGTGTGACCCCCCATAATGCCCCGTATAATTACGCTGTTTTAGCGGTCAACTTACCCTGACGCTTACGGTTACGAACCGTGAGGTTTCCGTAGCACAAGATAAGTGCATAACGGGCATCCATGTTTTCAGGGCGAACAAACGCCGTATTTTCAAACCACTTACCAGAATGACCGACAAGTGAAAGGTACTTTGAGTTGATGAAGAACATGGTGCCAGCAGGCGCATGAACATCAAAAGTTACAGGAGCAGACTTGAAAAGCAGGTTCTGGAAACCAGCATCTGCAGTCTTAGTGTCTGTGTAACGCAGTTGTGGCTGCAAAAGTGACTCATACTTTTCAAACAATGTCTGTGTAGTAAGGACCATGTCTGGATGGTCGTTACCAACAGAAACGCTGTTGTAAGCAGTAGCCATTTGTGCAAGTGTCAAAGCACCAGCAGTGTTTTCTTCGTATGAACGCCAGTATTCGTTACCAGCAGTAGCCGAGTTAATTCCACCGACAGTGTTGCCTGTTTCAATCAAGTTTCCAAGACCGTTCCATGCGTTAGAAGCAGAACCGTCAGCGAAGAACATCTGGTTGAAACCTTCACGCATTGACTCTTCAGCCTGCATGATTTTGGCTTCCAGCAAGTTAATAACTTCCTGTTCTCCGTTGTTCTTGGCTTCTTCAATACCAGAAATAGCGATTGAAGCAGCGTACTGCTTCCAATCAAATTCTGCTGCTGAAATACCAGTCTGAGGTGTAAGTGAAATAGTGTCGTAGCCAGAGTATGCAGCAACAGTGGTGTTCAAACCATGAACCAAAGGTTCAACGATTTTAGAACCGCCGTTAAGCATGCGGATACGACCCTTATTCATAAGGTGATAGGTCAACGGACGAGCCGAGAACACATTGTCTGTGAGTTGGTCACGATAGTTGGCGAGTGTAGTAGTTAGAATTGCATCAAAGTTCGGGTTAGACATGATTTAATTTTCCTTTTAGTTAGTTTTCTAATAGTTGTCGTTTGGCTGCAGCCCAAGCATCTGACACGCTGTTAATAGAAGTAGCAGAATCATTTGTGGTACTAGCAGTGGCAGAACTGCCACCAGAAATAACACTCGCATCACGCTTAGCCTGCACAACTTCAGATTCCTTTAGTTGCGACTGGGCAGCAGCCTGAGACTGTAATTCTCTTTGATTCATAATAACATCAAAAGCCATTTGCTTATATGTTGCTTCCAAATCAGTTGAACCACTGCGAATTGCAGCCTGAACAACTTGGTTTGTGTCAAAATCCTCATACTTAGCCTGCAAGCGAGAAATCTCTTTCTCAATCTGCTGCTGGGACTGTTGTTCCTCAAACTGTGCAAGCCGTTTATCAAGTTGCGATAACTGAATATCCCTAGGGTCCATATCCTCATCATATGAGTCAACCATTTCCTGTGCTTGCGCTTCAGAAATGCCGTAATGGTTCCGTAATAGATTTAAAGTTCCAGCAGGGTCATTCTCCAGAGCAGTCTGTAGCGTAGCAGCAAACTGTAAAGCCTGCCTTTGTTCCGCTAGTTCCTGTGTCTTTTGAGTATAATCTGCTTGTCGCTGATAACCAGCAATAGCCTCAGTAAAAGAAACATCTTGTTCCTCACCATTTAGTTTAACTGGTACTCTATAATTAGAATATTCAGTCGGGTCTAAATACTGTTTTTCTGTGGTTTGACTTGCCTCGCTGGAATCAGTTGACCCTATGGTGGGTTCTGCGTCAGGTGCGGGTGCGAAAGTATCGCTCATTTTTTCTCCTAGAGTCCAAAGGTTGCTCTACATATGGGATACCCGTTCCTTTTTGAAACTGGTATCACTGTTGTGGAGGCTGTTGTGCCATCATGGCAGCAATTTCAGGTGGCAAACCCTGTGGTGGACCACCTTCAGGAGGCATACCACCCTCTGGTTGTCCCTGCATCGCTGGGTCCATCGGC